CGCTTTCAGAGTTACAAGAGAGAAAAGATATGTCGACGCAGCAGTTTCCTGTTGCGTTGCCATTTTCACAGAGTCTGCCGTTCACGGCCAATTCTACCCTCCCCATCGGACAGAGCGGGAGAGTAGCTGGTTTGATCAGCAGCTTCAAGAGATTCCTCAGGTCATTGGCGGTCACACGCTATTTGTCTGAGGAGGAAATTACGCGTGCACACCTGCTTCTCCGCATCCTTGCGGTGCTTGGCAGCGCTGCATTGTCTTCTTATGCCATTCTCCGTCTCATTGCCCTATTCCGCGCGCTGGTAAAGCGTGTGCGTTTGTGGGTGCGTGAGCACCAGGATGAGTGGTACACAAAGTTGACGTCAGTGCAGCCAGGCAAGGCTGTGCACGCTTGGTGGAGAGCTTTCCGTGAGGTGTTCCCTGCCAAAACGGTTGCGCCAGTTTTCAGTACTACCGCTGTTTCATTGTCTTTCCATGCTGGGAAGCCATATGTTTCAGTCCCAGGAGTCGACACGCGCTACCCACTCTCACAGACCGATCAATTGGCAGCAGTGTTGATTGACGATCTGGCTTCCCGCGAAAACCTTCAAAAAGTGATTGCGGCTGAACAACAACAGCTTGACGGCGGTGAGAAGAAGCACGTCGTCAAGGAGAGCATCATTGCTGGAAACCCATTTGTTTCAGTGCCGAGCTTACCCAAGTTTCAGGCCACCATGGAGTGTTTCAGCAGAGAGCACGAGGGCTATGTTGTATTCGGGCAGTGTGCCCGAGTCGCTTACGAGGGAAATTCCAATTACCTCGTCATGCCCACCCATGTCTATGACGCTTGCGCCCTGCGGCAAAAGCGTATCAACCACAACGGCAAGGTCAAGCTTTTCAAGCTTGAGGCCGGTGACTTCAAAACAGGAAAAGTCGTTTTGTTTAGTCCATCAACTCAGTTTGATGTCGTGGCTGTTGACATGGGACCAAATTTTTGGAGTGACCTTGGCATGTCCGCTGCAAAGCTGGCCGAGCCAATGGTTTCTTCATGTTATCTCACGGCCCAAACGACAGATCAAGGAGTTGTTCAGTCGCGTGGGTCCCTCTTCAGAGGGCGTGGTCCATATCGCGTGGGCCACACATGTTCAACTCTCGCAACCTTTTCAGGAGCCCCAATCACACAAGGCGGGGCCATGGTCGCCATGCATTTGGAGGCCACTGGACGATCGTGGAATCAAGGCATCTGCCTAATCCGTTTGTTCAACAAAGTGTTTGCGAAAGAACCAGTGCAACGCATCAGCCAATTCCCCTCAGCGGAGGTTACTGCTCTTAAGGAGACAAACTACCGCTTTGAGCATGGACTATGGCAAGAGATGTCAAAAGAGGACTATCGTGCTGCGGAAGATGAAATCTATCTTTCTGGCGATGTTCTCGCCAATCTACGCAACGGGCGTGTCACACTTGGAGAAGCAATGAATGTCGGCAAAGGCATTTACTTCGAGTGGGATGAGCCAGTCAATGCGTATGATGAGTCAGAGTCTGCTCGAGTGTACGAGAAACTCTGGGATGAGGCACTTTTCGATTATTTCGGGGGTGAACTCACTGATGTTGGATGGCGTGGAGCCTCAGCAACGGTGATTGATCACCTCGATGATCTGTTTGGTGTACTCGTATCAAAGCTCAAACGCGGGCCGAAGGAAAGTATCGACCGCGCACTGAAAAGAATGCGTCTCAGCAAAGAAGGAGGTGGAAACCTCGCTGACATGCCCGCAGACATGCGGAAGGCGTATGAAGAACATTTCAAACAGGCAGCACGTGCCACAAACGCGGCTGCCCTTGCTACTCCGGCTTCTCCTACCATCACGCCCAACAAGCTTGGAGCGTTGGTTGCACATGTTGCACCTGAAGCCGAACGCAAGCACCCCACTCCCCCACCAGGATCTCCGGTTAGAAGAAATTCATTGCCGGATTTTCAGGCGGGGTCACAAAGCCCTCAGGATCCCGAGAAGGAGGCACTCCTACGACAGCTGGAAGAACTCAAACAAGTCAACCAGAAGATCATGGACGAAGCTCGTCTCAAGGACGAAGTCACACGGAAGTTGCAAAGAGACTATTCGACACTTCGAGCCCAGATGGAATCACAACCTGCTCATCAAGAGTTAGCAATGCGCAAGCAAGCGCTGATCGAAGCTCAACAGGACTATCTGGACAGGCTGAGGGAAGCAAAACAAGAGGAATCAGAGGATTACAAGTCAGTCTCCCTCTCGCTGAAGAAGAATCAGCAGGAGGCCGCGGAGCTCAACAGGGAGCTCGAGATGTTGCAAGGAAAGATGAACGTCATTTCACAGAAGATGGCAAAACTCGAACCAACTCACCCCGGAGTAGAAGTACTGCCGGTCAAGGAGTCAATGGTGCCCATCCCATGGCAGATGCTTATGCAAATGCTGGGACGGACGAGCAATGCCCAAGGCCAAGATTTGACCGGAGTCAATCCGCCCACAAGTGTGGGCCCCTCTGTGTCACAACAACAGAGCTCGAGTGGATCAAGCTCGTCGGAGGTTACCACTTTGACGAAGGAGAGCTTACTGCCAGCGGATGTATCATGTATCCCGCCGGCTATACTCAAGCCAGATTCCCAGACAACCACAAAGCCCGCAAAAGGACCCAAGCGCTCGAAGAAGCCGAAGTCCTCTGCCCCGACCTCAAGCAGTTCGGATGGCCCAATCGAGGAAGCAAAGCAGAACGCTCAAGCCTCCTCTTCCAAGCCGGGCGAGTCAAAGCCGAAGAGGCCCCCACTGGAGAAGAGCTACGCTCTCTTTCCGAGTGGGCACATCGAGAGTATCCTATCAAGAAATTCACTAGCCTATGTGAACAACGGGTGCTCAGTTTATCCAGACTTGCCAAGTGCCCAACAGGCCAAGCAGCAGTTGAGCTTGCGGTTGAGTTCGGGTTTGATGCCATTCTCGCAGGCTCTGTCAACCGGGATGCAAGCCCCGGATGTCCCTACGTCGCACTCAGCGACGACTGCGCCAAAAGCGCAGGGGCCATCCGGGACTTCGCCCCTCTCCTCTTAACCATCTGCATTCAGCGGTTGTGGTTGCTCGGACACTACTCTACGGAAAGTGTCGAGGCCATGACTGCTGAGCAGATGGTGACACACGGGTTGTGCGATCCCGTTCGTGTCTTCGTTAAAAATGAACCACATCCAATTGCCAAGATTGAACAGCGTCGCTTTCGACTAATATCATCAGTTTCGATTGTTGACTATTGCGTCGAGAAGTGGCTTTCTGATCTTCAGAACCAAGTCGAAATCAGAAATTGGCATACCAACCCGGCCAAACCCGGGATGGGCTTGGATGATGAATCAATTCACATACTCTTTCACACAGTAGCCCCCCATGCTCTTGCGAACGACCTACAGTCCACTGATATGAGTGGATGGGACTGGTCGGTCAAATGGTGGGAGCTTAAGTTTGAGGCCGAGTTTCGAGCAACACATTTTTCCAATTTGCACGAAGTTTCTGTTGAAGCGCAGGCTTTCTACAGGACCATGTATTTAAATCGCTATCGCGTATCAGCATTATCTGTGCGGACTTTGTCAAACGGAGAGCTATGGGCCCAGGTCACACCTGGTATCATGCTTTCTGGCCGCAACGATACAAGCAGCAGCAACTCACACATTCGTATTTTACTTAGACGTAGGTTTGCATTGCAAAAATTCACTGGTGCTACGACCAGTCCCGAGTCAAAACCATTCTGTATAGCTATGGGTGATGACTGCGTTGAGGAAGTGGCACCAGGCTTGTTAGATTACTATGAACATATAACCGGGAGAATTGTCCGTTCTGAGGACACCCGGATTTATCACGCAACAAACATCGAGGAAGTCAAATTCCAGTTCTGTTCCACACTCTTTTCCTTTGACAAGGAACGAAATCAAGCTATCGGTGAGCCCGTCAATTGGGCCCGAACTTTTTATCGTCTCCTTTGTCAACCCCCAGTTGAGGAGTTTCTGGACCAGTTCAAACTGGAAATGCGACATTCACCTTACCTGAGTAAATGCCTCGAAATCTTGGACGCCGTGGGTTGGGTCACGGCAAAATTTGTGAAGCAGGGACCTTCACAAGCAACGTTGCTCTCAATGCCTCCGAAGAAAGCAGGAAAGAAGAAAAGTGTTAAGGGCGTCAAGCTCAAGACTATTTTGAAGAAAGCAAGCTCGGTTGGCGCCAGATCTGCAGTGAAAGCTGCCGCTAAGGCGTCAAAGAAAGGTGTGCATGTCGCTCGGTCACGACCAGCGGCCAGGACCACATCAGGAGTTCATGCTGATCTTCAACGCAACGCTGATGGATTCATCGCAAGCGTGCACAAGCCGTTCTCAGTACGCGGCATGCGTTTCCCTGAACCCTCCCCTTTCCCGTCAAGTACGGGATCGTTCACCCAGCGCTTACCACTGTCTCCTATCCAGGATTCAGTGGTTACCACGCAGGCCTACTTTGGTGTTATGGCCTGGCCGACCTTCAATGCGTCGAATGCGGGTAATGGACCCATCTGGACACTCAGTGCTATGGCAAATAGTGTACCCACTTGGACTCAAACCGCGTGGAACAACATTAGCGCACTCACAACAAACTTCAATGTGATCAGGCCCGTCTCTATGGCGATAAGATTCCTGAACACAACACCAATGCTGAATCGCGGTGGTGTGGGCTACGTGCTCAACACCGCCGCTACTGTCCCTACGACAGCAGCAGCACTCAACAACATCCTCGGATCTGAGGAAGCGCTCGAGGTGGACCTCGCTCACATACATGAGCTTGGTGACGAGCTTTGTTGGGTGCCAAGCCAGTTTTCAACATCCCAGAGCTCAACCTACAGCACTGGGTCTGTTGGATACAACCTGTACACCTACTTGGCTCCTGGAGCCTCAATTACCCCAGTTGATAACAAAATTTTCATCTGGGGTAGTTTCCCATACACAACCCAGCAAACAGTGCAACTGGAGATCTGTGTCAATTGGGAGGCAATACCCTATCCCGCTACGGAGAATCTCTTCGAGCGGAAGGTTGTTGTCGGTTCTGCAGCTGACCTCGCTGTCGCTGTGGAGAAGTCGGGTGTCTCAAAATCATCAACCACTACATGGGCCGCCTTCGGAGATGCGGCCATGGATGCCATTGGCAGTGGGGCTTCCGCAGCTCTTAGTGGTGGTGGGATCAAAGGTGCTATTGCCGCAGTGCTGCCGCAAGTGCCCTCTTTGATCAAGAAGCTAGGTGCTGGAATAGCTTCCCTGTTTTCCGCAGAAGACTACGCCAATCACACGATGGCAGTCGCTATGGATGCAGTCCACATGTCACCAGCTCACAAGAAGGAACACTTAGGTTTGTCGAAGCAAGACTTCCTGAGACTTCTTGTGGAGGAAGC